CGATCCCTTTGAGAAGTACCGCTCCACGCTGATCCTCTGGTCCGGTGACATGGAGGAGCCTGTGGTAGTAGACAAGCCCTGTTACAGCGTGGACATCATCCCCACCCTGTCCAATCTGTTCGGCCTGGAATATGACTCCCGCCTGCTGGCCGGCCGGGATATCCTCTCCGACGCCCCTGGGCTAGTCATCTTTAACGATTACAGCTATCTCACCGAACTGGGGCGTTACAATGCGGACACGGACACCTTCACCCCAAATGAGGGGGCGCAGGTGCCGGAAAACTACGCCCAGGACACCTACTGGGAGGCCCGGTATATCCGCAGCTATTCGGAGAAGATCCTATTCAATGACTACTACCGCAAAATCGGGCTGGAGCCCCCGGCCGGTCCGGAGGAGAACTGACCAGACGCAGAAAGGACGCGCCTCAATGCGAGGCGCGTCCTTTTAGAGATATGTATGGATCAGCAGATCAATAGTTCTCCGCCTTCAGCTGGAAGTAGTCCCGGGGATGAGCGCAGACGGGGCAGACCTCCGGCGCCTGCTTGCCCACATGGATATGGCCGCAGTTGGAACACTGCCAGATCATATCGCCGTCTCTGGAGAACACCAGGCCCCCCTCCACGTTGGCCAGCAGCTTGCGGTAACGCTCCTCATGCTCCTTCTCGATCTTGGCAACTTCGGAGAACAGGAATGCGATGTGGTCAAAGCCCTCCTCCTCGGCCTCCTTGGCCATGGTGGCGTACATATCGGTCCACTCGTAGTTCTCGCCCTCAGCAGCGGCGGCCAGGTTCTCCGCAGTGGAACCGATCCCGCCCAGCAGCTTGAACCAGATCTCAGCATGCTCCTTCTCATTGGCGGCGGTCTCCTCAAAGATCTTGGAGATCTGGACAAAACCGTCCTTCTTCGCTTTGGAGGCAAAATAGGTGTACTTGTTGCGGGCCTGGGACTCCCCAGCAAAGGCTGTCCACAGGTTCTGTTCTGTCTTGCTTCCCTTCAGTTCAGGCATGATGATTTCCTCCTTTAGTTTCTTAATGAGAATAATTACTGTTTAAATTATACCATATCCTGCCCGCCTCGTCAACTCATTTTACAGATCTTTGGAACCATCCTGTGTCTTCGACCGGGCCCGCATCTATTATACTCTACTCCTCCAGTCCGGGCAAGCGGTCCGCCAAATTTTGCAGTCAAAAACATCGCCCGCAGGGCGGCCCCAACTGCAAGCTCAGCACAGCGGATTCGATTTGTAAAGGATGAGCAGCAAAATGAGTGCGCTCTGACTTATAAAATAAGTCGGAGCAAACGATAGACGTTTGCTCCGACTTGGAGCAGGTGAGGGGAATCGAACCCCCGTGTTCAGCTTGGGAAGCCGTATATCGCAATAGTTGTATCCATTGATTCTCTAAGTGTTTGAGGATTTACAAGAATAATTTCCACCACTTTTTCCACCGGTCCCATCCAAAAGAGCCATGCCTTTACGCAAAGCAGAATCATCACGATGTTGATAAATATTTGCTGTTGTAGAGATATCTTCATGCCCTAAAAACCAACGCACAGTTTCCAATGGCACTCCTGCTCGTGCACAGTCCGTTGCAAATGTATGTCTCAGGCAATATGGAGTTAAGTCTTCTGCTATTTTACTCTCTATGATTTTATTCCGATAAATTTTTGCCCCCATCTCGATATCCATTGCGCGTCGGAAGGACCTCCAGAGGCGATAAATAGAACCGCTGTTTTGCCTCCCGCCTGATTCCGTTGGGAAAACAGGAGAAAACGGGTTTCCTTTAGCCTCCTTCAGCCTCCAGCGCAAATCTGCATGTATGGGGATGTCCCGCACACCTGCTTTTGTTTTGGGCCCTTTAATTTTGCTTGACCCGCTCTCCAGTGCAGTATGTACGTGTATCTGATTATTCTCAAAATCAATATCCACCCAATTAAGAGCTGCGGCTTCCCCAGGGCGCATTCCAGTATAAAGCAAAGTCAGGAACCAAAGACCTGCATGGTGCGTCTCTGACACTCGAAGAAGAACAGCCCTTTCTTTTTCTGTAAGGCTTCTGTGGGAACCGCTCTCTGATGCTGGGAGTTGAAGGTCTTCCGATGGATCAAATGATATCAATCTGGACTTTCTCGCTCTGGAAAACATCTCACGCAGAACTCGCCTAATCTTTTCGACATGAGATCTTGATCTCCCCGCTTGCCCATTTAAAATCCGCTGAAGGTGTACGTCCTTCACATCCTTGAGCTTCATGGAGCCGATGGCAGGCTTGATATAGCCATTGAATTTTTCATCGTACATACCAAGGGATTTCTTGGTCAGCCCTTTTGGGTCCTTATAGGTCGCTTTCCACTGCTTATACCATGCAGTCACAGTCATCGACCCGCCAATGGCTTCTTCCCCACGTTTGGCTGCTGCCAGCTTTTCCGCCAGCTTGGTCATGGCCTCAAGCTCTGTTTTCCCTGTTGCCTCGTACTTCTTTCCATTGTACCGGGCGGTCTTTCTGATATATTCGCCCATTGACAACGCCTCCCATTCTGATAAAATAGAAGGGCAGATTGCCGATCATAGCTTCTGCCCCCTTCCCTGCCCGGTGTTGGTAGCGCCGGGTGGGGATTTTTATTCGTCCACGGGTAATTTTCCTGATTTACCCATCAATTTCTTTTCATCAGCTTTGACTCTGCGCTCGACTTTCTTTATGTCTTCATCTGGGGGAAGCTCCTCTGGAGTAATTCCACGCTCCTGAAGCATAGAGCGAACACTCTGATTATTTTGAACGTGCTCTTGAGTTATTGGCTCTTCTCCCTGTAAATTATTTTCCTCGATATTTAGATTGGTCATTTCTGTGGCAAGACCTTTGGCGGCAATCGTTACTGGAGGCAAACGGTCTGCCAGCGGTCCGTACTTGATACCATACCTTCTCTTCATATCATCAGTTGTATATCCACCAAATAATGCTTGGTCTCCTTTTGAACGAATACGCCCAAAGCCTCGCTCGTCTACTCCACGTTCGTATATATTTTGGGATAGACGCTTCTCAGCTGTCTTTAACTGTTCTCTAAGTTGTAAACGATTGATGTCAGAAAGTCGCTGTTCAATAACCTCTTGCTTCCGTGTTTGGACCGCGAAATAAGTCTGGGCAAAGGCTATTTCTTGTTTTTGAGGGTCTCCATTTTGTGCAATTAAATAACAAGCATACCTTGTTAGCATAATATCTGAGATTACTTTTACCCCACCATTGGGCATTGGAGATGTTTTCGTGATGTCACGAAAACATTCAGAGACCAGGGTTCCAGCTGTTAGGCATGAAATTTTCGCCTTTTCTATGGCGTTGACAAAATTTTCCCACCTTACATACCCAAGCGCTGATTGTAGTTCTCTTGCATACCAGAACTCTACTCCATCATCAGTAAAATGAGAAATTTCATCGAAACTTAGTTTTAATTTGCTGATTTGATTTTTGTCCATCTTATCTGTCCTTTCATCTATATACCCCCCTGCCAAAATAGAAGATTGATTTTATTCTATTTGTTTTATTTTCTTACACAATTTTAAATAATGCCATAGTAAGTTGATTAAAAAGTTTGATTTGTCGCGGCCGAAAAAGATTTTGTTAAAGGATATTTTTTCTTTCCCCGCTCAGTGCATTAAACTGGGCGGGGCTTTTATTTTCCCCCAAAACCCAAACAGCCCCTTCCTCCTCTTCTCTCTCCTGTCCAGCTCGGCGTTGATCTGCTCAGTCTGCTGGATGATATGCCGCAGCTCCTCCTCTGACAGTTCCCCCTTGTGGGATTTGGCGTACATCAGGAACGCACGAGCTTCAGAACAAAAC